AGCAATGGCGGCGACGGTGCCACTGGTCCAACTGGCGCAAATGGCAGCAATGGAAGTAATGGTGCCACCGGGCCAACTGGTGCTAATGGCAGCAATGGCGGCGACGGTGCCACTGGTCCAACTGGCGCAAATGGCAGCAATGGAAGTAATGGTGCCACCGGGCCAACTGGTGCAAATGGCAGCAATGGAAGTAATGGTGCCACTGGACCCACGGGTGCAAATGGCAGCAATGGAAGTAATGGTGCCACCGGGCCAACTGGCTGGACCGGCCCTAGCATCACTGGTCCCACAGGTGTTACTGGTGCTACATCAACTGCTCCAGGACCTACTGGTCCAACTGGGCCTGCAGGCGGCGGCGGTGGCGGTGGCGGTTTAACCACATCGAATAGTGCTCCAGTTTCACCAAGTTTTGGAAGTTTGTGGTATCAGGGCAATACTGACATATTGTTCACTTATATCCAAGATGCCAACAGCAATCAATTCTGGTTGGATATCAGTAGTGCCGCTGGGGGAACTAGTAGTACTAGTACTAGCATCAATACAAAAGCAGTGGCATTTGCGTATATATTTGGGTGATGCCAATAGTATCACATATAAATATTTGAGAAGAATACGATGATTAATCCCAGAAGGTATGAACAATGACAGCGCCTAATATTGGTAATTTTAATTACATGTTTGCCAACAGCAACGTGCAAGCAGTAGGCACTGGTGCCAGCAGCATAGTGACTAATGGTGCAGGTAGTGGACAGGTGTTCAAGATCTATAGCCTGAGTGTGGCTAATTATACCACCACGCCCACTGGTTTAACTGCAGATTTTTATCGCAGCAGCACCGCATACCGTTTAGCTGGTAATATCAATATTCCAGCCAACAGCAGCATGGTGCTGATAACCAAAGACAACGGCATATACCTGAATGAGGGTGACAGTCTCAGATTGACAGCCAGTGCCGTCAGTAGTTTAGAAGCTGTTTGCAGCTTCGAGGTCATTGGCTAATGAAAATAAATGGCGGGATCATGGGCGCCAGTGTCACTGTAAGCCAGGCTACTGGGGCTGGTGGCATCTGGCGCATATTGGACCAATATGCGTATAGCCAAGCAGGAACCTGGCCACAACTGCTCTATGCCACAGGCGGTACTACCACAACAGTGGGTACCTACAAAGTACATACATTCACAAATAGCGGCACATTCAGTGTGGTGTGGGCAGCCGGATTAAACGTGGAATCACTAGTGGTTGCAGCTGGCGGTGGGGGCGGTGGGGTTATTGCCGGTGGCGGCGGTGGGGGCGGTGTTCTTTATAACAGCAGCTTATATTTTGCATATAATGCCAGCGCAGTTGTTCAGATTGGTGCAGGCGGTCCTGGTGGCACAGGATATAATACCGGTGCAGCAGAAGCTGGTACCAATGGTGGTAATAGCAATGTCTATATATCCGGAACCACATACGAAGCTATCGGCGGTGGTGGCGGAGGCAGTTATGATGCTGCGGCAAAATCTGGTGGATCCGGTGGTGGTGGTGGCAGTAACGTGGGTGCTGGTGCTGCGGTTTCCAGCCAAGCATACTTGCCTCCGGTTTTTGCTGGGTACGGTAATGCTGGTGGTGCAGGAGTAGATCCCAATGCTGGTGGCGGTGGAGGTGCCGGTGGTGTGGGACCAACTTATAACGCATCAGGAGCTGGCAACGGCGGCAATGCTGTGGCATACAGCACCAGTGGCAGCAGCTTATACTATGCAGGTGGTGGCGGTGGCGGAACAAGATTATCCAGCACCAAGATAAACGGCGTAGGTGGTAATTATGTGGGTGGTAACGGTAATGCCACGAGTACCAAAGCCAGTTACCAGGACGCTTTGGCCAACCGCGGCGGTGGCGGCGGTGGTGGCGGATACGACGCTGGAACTGCCAGCCAAGTGGGCGGTAATGGTGGTTCAGGTGTGGTGGTATTCCGTTACGACACAAGCAGTTTACCGGCATCACTGATAGCTTCAGGTGGTAGCATAAACATCTCAGGACCATATACCATCCACACATTTACTAGTACTACTAGCCTGGTAGTAACTAGCAGCATCACTATGGATTACATGGTCGTTGCTGGCGGCGGCGCTGGTGGTGGATATTATTATTCAGGTGGTGGTGGTGCTGGTGGCCTGGTATATGGCACTGGACTAAGTGTGCCTGCAGGTACATATACTGTCACTATCGGTAATGGTGGAACTGGTACAGCAACAGGCGCTACCACTGGTGGAAACGGTGGTAACAGCAGCATAAGTGGCACTGGTATCACAACCATCACTGCTGTTGGTGGAGGTGGAGGTGGCAGTATAGCTGGTGGTTATGCTAGTGTTACCAACGGTGCTAATGGTGGGTCAGGCGGCGGTGCGGGAGCAGGTGGTGGTTCAACACCAGGTACTGGCACTGCTGGGCAAGGAAATTCAGGTGGTACAAGTACCAGTGGTGGAGGAACAAGTTTTGGTGCTGGTGGCGGTGGTGCCGGAGCGGCCGGATATAGCGGTACACCAGGCAGTGGCACAGTTGCAAGTACTGCTGCAACACAGGGCCAAGGTGGAGATGGATTAAGTTATGCCATCAGTGGATATCCCACATTCTATGCTGGCGGCGGCGGTGCTGGTGGTTATAATAGTGGCGCTACATATACTCCACAAGGTGGCACAGGTGGCGGTGCAGCCGGAGCCAGCTATGCCGTAACGGTGGGGCAAAATGCTACGACCAATACAGGTGGGGGTGGTGGTGGAGTCAGCTTCAACGGCGGCACAAGTGGCAACGGTGGTTCAGGTATCGTGATCGTCAGATATCTAAATCCTGTGATCAGTTACACGGTAAAAGCCTCAGGTGGAACCATAAATTATATCACTGGATATATCAGCCATACATTCAATAGCACTGGATCATTTGTACCCAGCGTCACTATAACTAATGCTACCATACTGATTGTAGCTGGTGGTGGTGCTGGATCAGCTGGAAGCAATGGTGGATCAGGTGGTGGTGCTGGACAATTAAAATATGTCACTGGTGTGACACTTACAAGTGGTGTCACGTATACTTGTACTGTGGGTGCTGGAGGGTTAAGAGGCGCATCAGGTTCATCTGGTGCATCAGGATCAACTAGTAGCATGAGTGGTAGTGGATTTACCACACTGGCCAGTGCTGGTGGTGGTGGTGGTACAATAGGAGCAACTGGCACAAGTGGTGGATCAGGTGCTGGTGCACCAGCTAGTGGTAGCGGGTTTAATGGTGGTGCCAGCAGTTTGACAACTGAAACACCTACCACTGGTACTGAACTTAATTATGGCAATGCTGGCGGTAATAATAATACTGGTGCTCCTTATCCTGGTGGTGGTGGCGGCGGTGCCGGCGGTGCAGGGCAGGCTGGTTCAGGTAGCCAAAGCGGACAAGGTGGAGCTGGACTAGCTTATGCTCTGGACTGTGCTTTTGGAAGATTTTTTGCTGGTGGCGGTGGTGGTGGTAGTACGACTCAAGGTGCAATCGCAGGGGCAAGTGGTTCAGGTGTGGGTGGCACAGGTGGTAGCAGCACAGCAGGTATCACAGCTGGTAATGGTGCACAAGGCACTGGATCTGGTGGTGGTGGTGGCGGTAATAATACTAGTGACTTGGGCGGTAATGGCGGTTCAGGCGTGATTATCATTAGATACAGTTGATCTGGCGATAAATAATCTGAGGATCGATAATGAGTTTTCCAAGTAGTCCAACAGATGGTCAAACATTTACAGTAAATGGCATCACATATTCCTATGTGGCTGCACAAGGCAGCTGGAATCGTACCGCCGTAACCACTGTATCTGCATATACCATCAGTAGCACACCACCCAGCAATCCCAAAGCCGGTGACATATGGATACGCGACACAACCGGTGTGGAATATGTCAGGTTAGTGGAAGGCAGCGATTCATCATGGGTGGAATTTAGTAACCAAGGACAACCTGGCACAGCTGGTGCCACTGGACCATCAGGTTTAGTTCCAGTCACAGCAGGACCCACTGGCTCATTCAGCCAGGGACAGATGCGCATCAATACCAGTACTAATACTGTGGAGATATATTATAATACCAGCTGGTATGCCATGGCTTACATAATCAAAGGTGCCGCTACCAATGCTACCTCAGTGGTCAGTGGCAGTTATACCATATTAATCTATACCACTAGTGGTACATTCATGCCATACAGCACACTAGCAGTGGATTATCTGGTTGTGGGTGGTGGCGCTGGAGGTGGTTGGAGCCGCGGTGGTGGTGGTGGTGCAGGTGGATTATTAGCTGGTAGTACGTCACTAAGTGCCCAGACTTACACTATCACAGTTGGTGCCGGTGGCCCAGGTGGTACTACCACAGCAAGCACATCACAGAACGGTAACGGTAGCAGCATCGGTTCTAGTGTCACAGTAAGTGGTGGTGGTTATGGTGCAAGTTCCAATAGTGGTACTGGTGGTGCTGGTGGTAGTGGTGGTGGTGGCGCACAGAGTGGCGCAGGTGGTACTGCTACTGCGTCACAAGGATTTGCTGGTGGCACAGGTACGACTGTATCTGGTGGTGGTGGTGGTGGGGCTAGTGCGGTTGGCGGCACAGGTGGTGCAAGTGCTGGCGGCACAGGTGGTGCTGGTGTAGCAAACACATTGTTAACTAGCACTATTGCAACCACGTACAGCGTTGGCCAAGTGTCAGGTGGTTCAGTTTATTTTGCTGGTGGCGGTGGCGGCGGTGTAGATACAGGTTCAGGATCTGGTACATTTGCTGGCGGTATCGGTGGAGGAGGAGCAGGTGGCGCACTAACTGGATCTAACGTAGCTGGTACAGCATACACTGGTGGTGGCGGTGGTGGCGGTGGCCGTAACCCAGGTGAATTCAACGGTGCGGCTGGTGGGTCAGGCATCGTGATTATCAGATATCTCACATAGGATCAGGACAGATGAGTTTAGGTTTTCCCACAGCAAATTTAACAGCTAACACTACAACTTACACTGTAAATACCAGGACCTGGATCTGGGATGGGTATGGTTGGCAATTACAGACTAATTCATACTCAGCTGATTACGGATTGATCACCGGTACAGTGACCACTGTGAATGATTACGGTAGTATAGTTTAAGGATAGAACGACATGGCATCACAAATACAATTCCGCAGAGGAACAGCCGCACAACACGCTGGATTTACTGGTGTTGCTGGTGAAATCACAGTAGATACTACCACCTATGTGATACGTGTCCACGACGGAAGCACTGCCGGCGGATTTCCCAGTGTGCTTTCCACCAACGGCACATTGACAACCCCTACGATCACTAACCCCACTATCACAAACTATACTGAAACTGCTTATAGTGTAAACAGTAGTACCAGTGTCACAATCAGTCTGACCAACGGCACAGTGTATATCATCACATTGACTGGTAATGCCACCATCAACTTGCCAGCAGCTGGTGCCGGTAAGAGCTTCACAGTTATATTAAAGATGGGTACAGGTGGGTTTACTGTCACATGGGCAAGTGGTGGTATCCATTATTGGCCCAACAACATCACTCCTACCATAACTGGTACTGCCAGCAAGACTGATATATTCACATGGGTATCGGATGGCACCCGTTGGTTTGGTGCAGCGGCAGGGCAAGCATATAATGTTTAGTACTAGCAAAAGTCTTAAAAATACTAATACTAATACTGTGACCGATACTTACTTCAAGAATACCATATTCTTGTTACATGCTGACGGCACCAATGGAGCCAACAACACCACTTATACTGACAACAGCTCTTATGCTGGTGTTATATCTCGTGGCACATTATTGAATAGCCAGGGCAGTTTCAGTCCCTACAGCCCCTATGGGTACAGCGTATATTTTAACGGCACAACTGATTCCGTAAGCTATACCACTTATAATTTTAACATTGATGCAGCCAGTGGTGGAACCACCGGTGATTTTACTGCTGAATGTTGGATTTATCCCACAGCATATGTGGCCAATACTTTACTGTTTTGTATAGGCATAGTTAATAATAATCAAACTCTATCATGTTTAGTCACTAGTGGCACTGGCACAACTGTCAGACTTGGGTTTAGTGGTAATGATACCGTTACTAGTGCCACTCCTACTCTGCATGCCTGGACACATGTGGCTGTGGTACGTTCAGCTGGTATCATAGCCATCTATTTCAATGGCACATCCCAAACCATAAGCAGCAGCACTGCACCCACCGGTAGTATTGGAGGCAATGGTATATATCTTGGTTATGAGTATTTTTCTGGCAGGGCAGGTTCTTTTCAAGGCTACAACGGTAATTTTCGACTTGCCAATACAGCAGTATATACAGGAAATTTCACTTCACCTTCTACCACTCTCTCCACAACACAGACAGCCAGCACTAACATAAATGCCATTACCAGCAGCGTGAATACACATGCGTTATTCAACGGCAGTCGTTTTGCTGATTTCAGTGTCAACAATTTTCTCGTAACTCCCCTTGGCAGCAATCTCTGGGTATTGCCATTCACTGCATTCAGTGGGGTTACCTACACTCCCAGCCAGCATGGTGGTAGCCTTTATCATGCTAGTGCCACTGATTGGGTAGGAACAACCACAGCAGTGATAGCTACGGCAACAACCTGGCCACAACTGGGATTGGGTGGTGAAGATTTTGGCATCGAGTTCTGGTGTTATCCATTAACTCCCACCACTGCAACACAATATTTCTTCAGTAATTATTCGGCAGATACTAACCAGAGAGGCCTGCGTATAGGCGTTAGCAGTACCACTGGTGTAGCCACCCTTACATTTAACGGCGCTACAGCTGTCACTAACTCTCCCCAAGTTCCCATATATGCCAACAGTTGGACCCATGTGGCTGTTACCAGACAAAGTAACACGCTCAACGTGTTCCAGAATGGACAGTTGGTAGCTTCACAAACAGATAACTCAGTGTATAACATTCCTGCATTCACTGTGGGAAACAGCACCTATGCTAGAAATGCTGCCACTGTTGGTTATACGACAGACGTGAGAATAACCAGAGCAATAGCCCCTTATTTTGGCAGCAATTTTACTCCTCCTACTAGTGCATTGCAGCCCAATACTGGTGTTACAACTAGTGCCACAGATACTGTGTTAATGTTAAACTTCAACACAGCTGGTTTGTATGACGCCACTGGCAGGAATAACATCACATATGGTGCAGCTGGTGGTGCTGTTATACCTTCAGTTAACACCAGCTTCCAGAAATTCGGCACAGGTGCTGTGGGCGTGATGGGCGCAGGATTCATGCGTATTCCCAACAGCCCCATATGGGATTTTGGCAACGGTGATTTCATCATCGATTTCTGGTTCTGGCCCACCAGCGTGACAACATTGCAGACCATCTACAGCAAGAAAGCTGCTGCTGCCAACTTCGGTCCAGTACAGACCAACGTGAGTACCACTGGTAAAGTCATAACATTGATCAGTACCAGTGGTGCTGCAACCACGCAGACATTGACTGCTGTGGCCAGTATAGCTATCAGCACATGGAACTATGTGTCAGTATATCGTAGTGGTGTCAGCATAGTACAAAGTGTCATACTAGCTAATGCTTTCGTTGACACCCAGACCAACGGCACACTGAGCACCACAGCATTAGCAGTAAACACTGCTGATTTTACCATAGGTAATCAGTCAAACGCAGCCAGCCAGCCCATGTTGGGATATGTGGATGAGTTCAGAGTTACCAGAGGCACTAGCCGTGGTTATACCACCAGCAGTTTACCTACTGCGCCCACAGCAGCACCACCCAATCAATAAGGAATAGATGTCATGTTGATAGCAAAGCAAATCTCACCTACGCAATTCCAGGTAGGCAATTATTGGGAATTATTTCCTCAAAGCAGTTTTCCCACAGATGGACCCAACGCAACTTGGTATACGGAAAACAACTGTTATAAGGTTAACTTGTTCATTCCTTATGATCTGGAACTAGAAGAAATCAGACCAGTCGAACCTTATCTGCTAGATGGATGGGTTTATACAAGTAAAGCATTTACCAAAGAGGCATGATGACAGATAAGACTTACAGATTCTATGGTACGGATATCGCTATCGCTTTATTACGTCCAGGTGCCAGATACCAGATAAGTAACAACACATTCAGCCAATGGGACGACCCCAGACCATGTCCATCATGGGAAGAGGTCTTGGAAACATTGGAAAAGATAAAAGCATTTGAAGATAGTATTAACACCATTTACCTAGAGGAACAACGATAATGGGACATTTTGCACAAATTAACGAAGAAAATGTGGTGACACAGGTGATCGTCGCTGACCAAGATTTCATCAATACTGGTGCAGTGGGTGATCCAGCCAAATGGATCCAGACCAGCTATAACACCCGTGGTGGTGTACATTATGGTCCTGATGGGCAAGCTGACGACGGCGTGGCATTGCGCAAGAACTATGCTGGCATGGGCTACACATATGATGCTGGACGTGATGCTTTCATTCCCCCCAGGCCCTTTGCCAGCTGGAATTTGAATGAACAGACATGTTACTGGGAACCACCTGTTGTGATGCCAGAAGATGGTAACATGTATTCATGGGATGAAACAACTGTCAACTGGATAGAGTTTTCTCCACCAGCTTAAATTCCCAAGACATATCTGAGGCTGTCTAATTTATCTTTGAGTATCCGGGCATTGAGACTGTTGTACAAGCCCGGATGCAGTGGCCGTGGGGGTCGATCCACTGGACACCAGGCATATCCGCTGTGCTCTGTGCTCAGCTCAGGAACAAATTCTCGTTGTACCATGCACAGGAAAGTATGATAACAGAAGTGCTCATCGGCGCTCTGGTATAGGTCCACTGGAATGATCTGATCGAAAACTATACGATGCCCTGTTTCTTCGCGACATTCACGATTTAGGCATTGCATGATGTTCTCACCTGGTTCCTGTCGTCCACCCATGAGCCCCCAGCAACCTGAGTAAGTGTCTTGATCTCTCAGCAGGAACAAGCATCTACCGGTAGTCTGACAGAATATCAGCCCACCCACTGCAACTATATCTGGAACAGTGTTTTTCCGGTCGCGTTTCATTATATCACTATGCTCCAGGCACCTTCAGTATACAACCCATCGTAACTCTTGACCCATTGGGTCCCGGTCCATTTATATTGGATGTTTGTGGTCAGGTTAGACACATACTGTACAGTGTTTATGGCTGTGCTGTCAAATACTATCTGCCAGGTACTGTTGCGATATTCCAATATGTCATTGGCATTGGCCACCAGGTTGACATTACCACCTGACCATTTGCTGCTCTGATCTGCTGGATCATTATCAGTATTGCCTATGCCCTTGACCAACAGATATCTCTGTCCTTCAGCAGCACCTATCAATCCGTTTCCAGGTGCCATGCTGGTGGGATCCACTATGCTTAACACTGGTTGCAAGCTGTCTTGAGGAATGGTATCTGGATCTATGTTAAAATAAAGCCTGCTACGGTCCACAGGATCGTAAGCCACAGTTCCCACTATGAGATTTTCTGTCTGTAGATCCGTCAGGTATAACATGCTGACACCATCCACTATCTCTCCAAACAGGCTGATCACCACATGCCAGTCGATCTTACCAGCCAAGCTACTTGTGGGATCTAGTCCAGCAGCATTTGCCACAGGCCCATATCTGGCAGCTAACGTGACCACACCGTCCAGCAATACCAATTGATAACCCATGGGTGTGAAATATTGCCTGTTGCCCAACTGATCAGATTGGTCTACTAGAGCCTGGCTGGGATTACCCATGGCATCATATATGGTGGTTATCACTTGTAACACCACGCCCAGTTTCTTCAACTTACTGGGTAGGCTTAACCAGATGGGCACTTCGAAAGTCATGGCGCCCACATCTATGGGATCATCGGTACCCACTGGTATATTCCTGGTAGTCCAAGCCACATCCGTGAGAAGGATATAACTGAGACTGGTCCAGTCCAGGTAATTGTCTGTATTTTGTATCTCCATGTCAGGATTAAATTGCGGTAGTATCTGTTCGAACAGTTGTAATTTCTGGTCGAAGTTACTGGTCCATAACTCTATCTTCACAGTCAACCTGTATGGCACTGGCATCAATCGTTCCAGCGTGAATGCCTGCCCCTGTTGAGCTCCGGTGCCTGAGCCTTGGTTAGGTATGCTGGTACGGAAACTTTTCTTGTCAATGAACCTGGGGTCCTGTACCCTGTCGCGATCATATCTGATATTGTCCAGATAGACTACTATCATGGGAACATTGTTCATGGCATTGTCTGAGTTTTGTTTCAGTATGCTGGACACATTACGATTGGTATCTGCATAACGGCAGGGCACACGATATAGCACTTTATTGCCCTGACGATCCTGCCCATATTCCACCTCAAAATAACTGAAGTATCTGACAAATTGTTCCAAGAAACGTCTGATCTGTTTGTCATAAAAAAACTGGCTCATCTGGGTCCTTGTGCTTGTGTGATGGTTGTGAACAATGAATTCAATGTCTGCCTTTCATCGATAGTACCATTGTTGCGTACATGTGTCTTGTTGGTGTTATTGACAAATGATCCCATGAGGCTGGTGTTCTTGGTGCCTGTCATAGCCTGTCTTACTGCATCTTGTATAGCTACCCAACGGAACCCATCGAATCTGAATAACCGATGTGGCAGATAATCCAACCTCAATACATATTGTCCGTTATAAGGATTGCTGGGGAATGTGGTACTGGGCAACACACTTGCATTGTTGGGAGCAGTACCATCACCTACCAGGTATCCAGATATGGCAAAAGCTGGATTATCGTAATCTTGATCCACGGTAAGTTTGATCAAATCTGAGGTATAATATGTATTATCAGCGGTGACGCTGCTGCCACTGCCAGTGATATTAGCATTGCTGGGTAATACCCACAGGTTAGCAGTACTGTATCCTGATTTGGGAACACTTGCTTCTGCTTGAAGCACTATGGCTTCATTGATGGCAATGTTCTGCACATAGGCACTTATGCCATCTCTCACTTTACTACCATCGGCACTGGGATTCAACCCGGTATCATCAGCATCTGCATCCAATATCTCCCTGTACTCTTGACCGTCCACCATGGGGACGCATTTACAACGCCACAGGTGTGGCCACCAGGTGGGTGCAAAGCCTTCTGCTGCTCTGGTTGTTTCCTGCACCACATAGAATTTCTTCAGTGCCACAGGTATGCTGTCATCCAGTGGCCAATAGTCTTTGAGATGTGGCATCTCGAACACATCGCCTGATATGATCTTGCGACCTATGCGTTCTATCATGTCGTTTATGTGTAATGTTATGTACACTGTGTCGTTGGTCATGAACAGACCGAACTGGCTCAGGTTGAAATCGTTGTCCTGGATGGTGTAGTGGCCACGCAGGTTATACACGCTCTTATCATAGGTGCGATCACGGTTTTCCAGGAATAACAGATCCTGGATGTTCTTCTCGCTCTGGTTCAGATAAGTGGGCTGTGTGGCATCGTTTGTGTTGATCTGCTGAGCAGCACCTAAGAATTTGTGGACATTTATGCCCACGCCACTGATGGTGAACAACTCGCTGATGCGACGATCCTGGAACCGGTAGTCGTTGCTGTGATTTTCTCTGTAAAGGCTTAATCTGGGCATTTTTTTTATCCCAGCTATTTATCGCTGATTCAGCTGCTGTGAGCCAATAAGAAACTGCTGAGGTCATGTTCGTTTCGCATCAGCAGGCGCCATGTGGGTAACCCATGTTCAGGAACGAATTCCAGTTGGTAATCGCCACTCATGCAATCAGATAACCATTGCTCTAAGGGATCATGTATGCGCTTATGGGCATCTAACTGGGTCCATTGCAACCAATTTTCACTGCCAGGAAATATCTTGATAAACCAATTATTTTGTAATCTTATAGGGCGTGTTAATCTCAGATTCATTCCAATTCCTGGCAGAGAGGGTGGGATTCGAACCCACGGAACGCTTGCACGTTCGTCAGTTTTCAGGACTGAAGGCATCAACCACTCGCCCACCTCTCCAATTTGTGTAGGGTTTTTTGTCAGACACCCTACGGTCTGGCACACACAGCCCATCCTGCGTTTCATGTGTGGCGGAGGCGGTTGTTTTATTCTTGCAGGACCGCAATCTTATATATGCGGGCTGGGGATCCAGGACTCGAACCTGGATTGACGGAGTCAAAGTCCGCTGTTCTACCGATTAAACTAATCCCCAATGTGTTCTATATATGCACACCTATTATGCTAGATGCCAAGAAACGGTAAATAACCGATGCTATTATATGAAATGTTTGTAGATGAAATAACTGAAGCTGACCTGTCCCGACGTGGATTCCTGGGATCATTGGCTGGTGCAGGGTTGGCAACTGCAGGTATCGGGCTGATGCCTGATCGTAAAGCTGCCACGGCTAATAACTCACAGCAAGCCACCGCACCTGAAGACAACGATGAACTGGGCAAATTCATAAAAAACCAACCTGCTGATACACCTGCCAGTCCTGAAGCTAAGAAACAATATGGTCCCAGCACCAGCACAAATGCTGATGTACAACGTCAGAACATGATAAGCAGGTATGCACAGAGCCAGGGAATCAAGGGTGTGGAACTGGCTGCATTGTTGGCACAGAGTGCTACAGAAACGGCTGGCTTTACTCGTCTAGTGGAAAAAGGTGATAAGAGTTATTTCCGCCAATATGAAGGCAAGCTGGGTAATGACCGTCCAGGTGATGGATATCGTTATCGTGGTCGTGGATTCATGCACATCACAGGCAAGTACTGGTACAATCGCATCGGTAAAGAGATGAACATAGATCTGGTCAAACATCCTGAGTTGTTGGAACGACCAGACGTGGGAGCCAAAGCCAGCGTGATATTCTGGAAGATCTGGGTCAAGCCTTATGTGACAGATTTCAGCAATGTCACACTCGTGACCAAACGTGTGAATGGCGGCGCAGGGGCCCTGGAAGATCGTGAAGCTAACTTTGCAGATTATCGTAAGAAATTAAACGTCTAATTTTTATGTAACTGTACCACGAAATCCCGCAACAACTCGTGATGCACACCTTTGTGCCACCTGTCTCTGAGATAAGGTTTGTCATACCAGTTTGCCTCGCTCTCAGGATGGCATCCTATCAGGCCCAGGTTGTGCTGCATGATGGCCATGGGTTCACCATTAGCATAAGTGCTTATGGTGGTAAATTTACTTGTGTCACCAGTGTAAGTACAACCATCATAGAAGAACATGTCATGTTCCTGGTTTAACCAGTTGACATTGACTGTGGTGCTGTAGGGCCGTTTGACTTCAGCATCTGGACGCTTGATATATTGCACAGCGTCTATGTTGTTGTCTAACAGATCGAAATAATTCTTACCAGCCCAATAAGCACCCATGCATATGCCCAGATACTTGCCGCCATTTTGGACAAAGTCCACTATCTTATCCACATTACGGCGACGGAAGAACTTGTGATACAGGCTAGCATCGCCGATGCCACCAGGAAATGCCACCATGTGTTTGCCAGCCAGCACCTGGTCCAGGTCATCTTTGACACCGAATATGCTTATATGGAAATCGTTTTTAAGAGCAGTGATCATGCCGTTGCAACATTGACGGCTACATGCAGGGTGGTTCTGGAATAGTGCTATCTGAGCTTTCATATGCTTACTCTACAGCATACTTAGTGGCAGCACAATTTAACACTGCATAAATCTGGTATATAAGTATCCGCATGAGACACAGCTACATCTATATCATCGGATCTACCGCTCCTCCATATAAGGTGGGTATCAGCAAGGATCCTGTGCGTAGGCTCCGAGAATTGCAGACCGGATTTCCCCTGCCCCTGAGCATATTACATCAGGCGGAACTGCCTGTGACACGTACCAAGATGCTGGAAACTGTGATACATCGCAATCTCAAGCACCAGAGATTGGCTGGTGAATGGTTTGATGTGCCACTGGATCAATTGATACTGGAAGTGGAATATGTGATCATCCGATATCTGGATGATGCTAGCCTACGCACACAGCTCACACAGGGACTGATATAAAGAAAATTTAGACGGAACGGGTGTCGACCCCCTTTTCAGTGTCCGGGTTACCAAGGTTACAAACTACGCTGCCTTAGCACTAGTTCCCCCGACCTCGTATATCGACCCCTTAGTTTGTCACACATGCGACAGGGCAAATATACCGTGAAACCACACTGCCGTCTAAATTTTGGTGCCCCAGGAGAGACTCGAACTCCCAACACTCGGTACCTAAAACCGATGCCTCTACCAATTGGACTACTGGGGCTTGATGTTTAATGTACTACATTTACATGTTCTTGTCTATATATATCTTGGCGCACCTGGCAGGACTTGAACCCACAACCCTCTGATTCGAAGTCAGACGCTCTATCCAGTTGAGCTACAGATGCTAGATGGTTACTTGTGTGATATCCACTTGATGTTTCTCCAGGACGGCAGCCTTGTATTCTGCGAAACTATCCAAATTGGTTATACCATATGTGCCGTGCCAACGGCCCTGGCATATCAATTTGACCTTCAATAAGCTGGTTTCATCACGCAGATACCAAAGGATGCTTCTCTGAAGATCTTCTGCCAGATCCCAGAATATGGGGCGGATTACATTCCCTGTGTTATACAGATGCGCCACCACGTGGCAACCTGGACTGAACATGCGATAGCCCTGGCAATAGCTGCGTATGCTGAGACTCACTTCTTCGCCGATGAAGAAAAGTTCAGGATCATATGGCACATCAGTGACCCAACTGCCAGGTGCGAATATGAATCCTGCTGCCAGGAATAAGCTGGGTATGGGTATCTGGCTATCAGCTACCGGCCCGCTGCCACCATAAGGTACCTTGTCTTTGAGATATATCTGGAAATCACAAGTGCTACGCACAGGTACATGGCGCATGCCCTGCTCATCGATAGTGTAAGGCATGGGATAACAACTGAGCACAGGTTTGTCCACAGGTGCTTTGTTTAATTGATCTATAAGGGTCAGATCCCAGTTTAGATCCAATAACATGTGGCTGTCTATCTGCAGGTAATAGTCTTGCCCTGTATAATGCTTCTGTATCTGTGCCCTGGCCCAACATACACCGTGGCTGAGTCGATAGTCCACTACCTGGTGTATGACGCCAGGAATCAGGTCCAAGGCTTGGAACCTGTCATCTGTCAGATCCAACTGGCTGAAAACCATGCAGGTCAACTGATGTTGGCCGCTGGCATTTTTTATCACCTGATCCACTGTATTGAGTGTTTCCAGATCTTTATAATTGGCAATGCTGATGAAGATGCTTGGCATGGGGTATTTAAGATGGTCGGGACAGGAAGATTCGAACTTCCGGTCTCAAGTCCCCCAGACTTGCGCGATAACCTGGCTTCGCTATGCCCCGTGAATTGGTGGACCCTGTCGGACTCGAACCGACCACCTATGCCTTGCAAAAGCATCGCTCTCCCAGATGAGCTAAGGGCCCTTTAATTTGGTCGGGACGCAAGGATTCAAACCTTGGACCTCCTGCTCCCAAAGCAGGCGCACTATCAGGCTGTGCTACGCCCCGTTATATCATCTCCAATGCTCGGAAGAAACCGAACACATTACTCACGGTAAAGAATGCCGTTATCAGCCAGGGCCATACCAGTTGCCTGCGATAGTGTGCGAGACAACCAGTGACGCTGCCTATGAAGTACCAGGGATACAGCATGACCATATCTGGGTGGGCAGCATTGATAGCTAACCCCAGGCTGGCGCCTACTGTGACAACGAAGCTGAACATCTCCAGCATGAAAGCGATGCGATCGCTATGGTAGCTGACCAAGAAGAAATCTTTGAGTTTGGCTAACATCTATCACCCTGTGTATTGGTTGCGGAGGTGGGATTTGCACACCACGACCTTCTGGGTATGAACCAGACGAGCTGCTACTGCTCTACCCCGCATTAATTGATTAATTATCTTTTTTGCTGGTATGCCGGCCCGTAACTTGGGTATCCTGCAATGCCAGATTGGCGTGTTTCTTTCCCATGCTACGAAAGCTATTCTTGCTCTCCAGCAAGCCCACCTTACGTTCCAGATTCTGGATGCGTCCAGTCTGTTCTTCCAGTAGCATGATGATATATTCATTTTCCGAATAGTGTTTCATATCTGACTCCTGTAATGGTACCTGCTGATGGACTCGAACCAACTCTTGGAGATCCACAATCTCCCGTGCTGACCAACAACACTAAGCAGGCCTTATTATCATATTAGCATGTATGTGATATTTGTCAATGGTGTTTTTGGAGCGGAGTAAGGGAATCAAACCCTTCGCATCAGCTTGGAAGGCTGAGGTATTATCACTATACGAACTCCGCTAAGAGTTTTGGAGCGACTAGCCAGATTCGAACTGGCGAATTCACGTTGGCAACGTGACAGGTTACCCCTACATCATAGTCGCATAACTTTAGTTATCACCAATCTTTATATTCAGTTATAAATCTGACATTTTCAGACTGGTTATTTTTAGTCGGATAATACCTAAATGCAGACGATGATCCTCTAAGAACATCGTTGGCAGGTATTAAGAATACGTTATCTATATCAGGAATATAAACAGCAAAGTAATCTACAGTTGATACAGTATACTCTTTATAACTTGATAAACTGGCACTTGTAGTATGAATACATATTGTGCCATTCTTTGCTAACGATCTAAACTTTACTTGTACACGCTTGGGACCATCGCCTTTATCTAAGACATAATCATAAGGACAGTCCTGTGGCATTTTGCCAACATAGTATCCTTTTTTTACCGCAGCTAATACAAATGAAGCCTCTCCGATATCTCCTTTTTGATTACTAATGCTCATAGCTTTCTCCTATCGATGTATTTATACACCGCCTGATAGGGTATAAGCAACTCTGGTGCCCTTTGACAGAATCGAACTGCCAATAGATGATTACTAATCAACTGTTATACCATTTAACTAAAAGGGCCTTATCGTAGTTATCTATGACTAAATATCTTTATGAAAAAAATCTTATTATCGATCAGCATGCTATTATTTCTCACAGCATGCAATACCGTGGATATAAGCCGTGTAGTACCCAGTTTCTGGGACGACAACCAAAGCCGTAGCATCATAACAGCCTATCAGTTGGTTGTGAACCTGGATTGTCGTGAACCACAAGCAGCACAGGCAAATAAGATTGCCACAGAGTTGCAATGGTTCCAATTATATTCGGAAAGCAAAGGCTTCCTGCAGAAAGATGTGTTAGAGCTGATACAGCCCTGGCACTCCACTGTGAAAGAATGGGCTGAACGTGAGAACCCATCAGAGGGTTATTGCAAGCTCAAGAAGAACATTGTGATACAACAAGCTAAGATTGCCAGCAAAGCCGTATTGGGGAGATTCTGATGGCCACATTGAAAGAACTAGCAAACAA